TCGATAGCCGAGGGCAGAGCCGAACTTGTTCGGGCTATGCCGAGGCAAGAAAAGGTGCATGACAATGAACAATATCTCAGTAACCCTAATCCATTTAGGGTTACTGAAAATATACGAAAGGAACATCTAAGATGAGACAGGTTTTTCAAACGGATGCGGCATTAAACGCTTTGCTCTACGCACTTTCGAAACTGGAAGGAAAGTCCGACATGCACAAACTCTGCAAGATCCTTTATTTTGCAGACCAACGCCATTTGTCTCTGTATGGTCGTAGCATAACCGGCGACACATACATTGCCATGCAGTATGGACCGGTGCCATCAAATGTGGATGACATTTTGAAAGCCGTTCGGGGCGACAGCTTTTTCGCCGATTATGTAGGGAACATAAAGGAAAAAATCTCATTCGAGAACCGGTATATTGTCAATGCGATTGCCCCTCCCGATATGGATGAACTTTCAGCCAGCGACATCGAATGCCTTGACTATGCAATAGAATTTTGCCGGGACAAAAGTTTCGGGCAACTTACAGAGTTGTCTCACGGACTCGCATGGAGTAACACGGCACGAGACCGGGCTATATCAGTAAAAGATATTTTGCGGGAAGCTGGCGACGAAGAAGAGTACGTGGACTACGTAGCCAAACAAATCCAACTTCAAACAGCCTGCTTATGATGGAGTTGCCAGATACCATTTATGAACGCTTTGTCAAAAGAGGCGCGATTCTGTATTCCGAAATCTTCGAGGAAATAGACCACGGAAAATACTTTGTCGTTATCGGGGTCTATAATGACGAGGTAGCTGGTTTTTTCTTTATAAATTCCCAAATACATCCCCTGATACAGAAAAAACCGGAACAGTTTGCCATGCAGTATCCGTTAAGAAAGAAATTCTATGATTTTCTAAAATACGACTCTTTCCTTTGTGCGACAGCTATCCAGAAAATACCGGTTGCAAGGCTCGTTGCTTCAATGTCAAGCGGTCAAACCACTTGTATAGGTAATTTGACCGACGACGATTTGACTGCTGTACTTGACGCTTGCCGTCAGAGCAAATTGTTCCGTCCTGTCGATAAACGAAATTTCTTTGATTGAAAAGTTTATCCCCGTATGGCTGTACCGAGTCTGTTCACGGTATCCATATTCACGCCCCGATTAACCTGTTGCAGCAATTGCGGAGAAATGCCATCAGGCATTTTCCCCTGTTCCAATTGTTCCTTTTGCGAATTAATACTTTGAAGCAATTCGTCGGCAAACGGGAAATCCCCATGTTCGAGCAATTGTTCCAGACTGATAGCCTGTGAATTAAACAACTGCATCAGAAAATCATTGGCAAGAATTCGATAAGCAGGAGTAGACGTACTTTCCGTGATGCTCAAATCAAACTCGACATCGCGTACATGCTCGATCAATGCACTGTCCTTTCCGGCTATATCGAATACCCGCTTACTGTCATAGAACTGTTGCATGTTCTTTACATCCTTGTAAGCACCGTCTATAACGAAATCGCTAAAACTATCCAGCAGGTCAAGCAACGATTTTGTAGCATTCTCGGTCTGTTGGTTATAATGCGCCGCACTTTCTCCCGAGAACCCCGGTTTTCCCTGCAAGGCACCGGTAACACCCGATATATCTTCAAAAAATTTCAGTTGCAAACTCAGTAATTCCGTAATACCTATATTGGTCGAATTATTGGCTACCTGTTCCGGCGCTTTCCCGGTACGGCTCGGTTTGTACACGATAACACCGTTGAACTCCGTCCAGCTCTCCGCAATATCCTCCACACTCACACCGTCCGGCAAACAATCTTCCGGCATCATCAGCACACCCTTTGCGCTTGCCCGCATGATCCAATCATACAACGTTATCAAGCGGTTGGTATATCGCTGTTGGTCGATTACGTCAGCTACAAACGAATGGATCTCCCCGTCGATGAACGGATAAGCTTTGAAAACGTAAGGGTGGCTGCCATGTTCGTAGGGTGTTTCCCCCTCACGCAATATATCCCCGAACGGTGTCAGGTAGTAAAAATACCAATAATCGTCCACAAACCACGTCGCATCTATAAGCGGAACCTCATCTTCCGGCATCCCCACCGATTTAGCCATTTGCAAACGCTCCTCATTGACCGAAACCACCTCACTGCGATAATCTTCGATATCGATCTTGAAAATATCTCCGTTTTGGTAGTCATGGCAACGGTATCGGGGTTTCTGCTCTTTACGCCATAATTCAATCACACGGCACCTGCTCGGATCGTTCGTAAAAAGAAAATCAAAATTCTGTAAACGGCTATAACCAAATCGCTCGGCAAAAGAAGAAATATAATCCCGATTGGCAGCCAAATGGTAGATCTCCTTCAATTTCCCGTATTCTTCGGCAGTAGATGCGAATTGCTCGCACAACTGACCGAATGAAATGTCATGCACTTCGCCGATAACCGACACATCCCAACCTCTGAAATCCCTCATATTGTTATCTATGAAGAAATTGTTCGGCTGAACATAGTCTGTCCAACAATCCTCCTTGCCATTTCTCCAACCGTATGACTTCCGGTGAACGATTAATCCGCTGATAAGGAACTCCTCCATGGTCCGGGCGTACAAGTTGTTCATTCGGTTCAGTTGCATATTACATTGCAAGATCGTACTCATCGTCTCACCCAGTTTCTGTTCGTTGCGGTCTCGTGCCGTACAGGTCGGCTCTTTGCTTTGTCCCCTGTACACACCAATGACATTACGTACAAGCCTCCGGATGAGGTTGTTTTTTAACGGGATATTACCTTGCTTCTGGATATACATCTCTTCCGTCATGCTTTTGCCTTCCACACAAATAACATCGTCCCATTGCGCACCGTAGGTATACCGCTTGTTCCGTTCCCTTTCTTTCCGGAAATCATCCATTTGATTCCAATAATATTGAGCTTCCATAAGCAAATGGAACGCCCGGCGGTCGCCGAACCGTTTCGATGCTGCTACACTATCTATTTCTGCCGGCTCATCGTCTCTGGGAACGATACGGCTCATTGCCAACAACTTTCCTTTTACTGTCATATTTCATAGTTTTAATGACCGCCCGAAGCGTACTTTATGCAAAAATACCGCTCCAAGCAGTCATATTAAGTTTAACTATTTACGCTTACGGGTCAAATTCATTTCAGCAATCATCTCTTTCTTCACTTCGTTCAACTCGGTTTCAATTTCCCTCCTTTCGTCATCGTCCACGGCTATTTTCAGCTCTTTATAAAGGGCATCCATCTCCGGCATATACCATTCGAATATCTCGTAACGCTCATATTCGGGGGAATTATAGAGAAAATCAATCTTTTCAGCATAATCGAATACCCCGTTGTATGTGTCATCCTCATACCTCTTCAACCGGAATTTAACGCGGTCATGCTCCTCTTTCAGCCGAAAATACTCATTATTCACCGCACGATACTCCGTACGCTCATCGCCAGCCTTGACTAGCCTGTTCCACAACAAGAAACTGCGGGGATCATACTCCCGCTCCCCGGCAACAGTCTCGGCACTCTTCACTAATTTATCGATCGTCCCGGACACGCCGCCGAAATACCCGTTCAGCAAATACTCCACTTGGGCAGGATTGATGTCAATAACCCCCGGTGAATATGGGTCGCCACCTGTCGCCTCATTAAGAACAACTGCCAAACCAACGATGTATTTGTTGGCGCTCTTGTATGCCTTGGTCCACTCCGGCATATATTTATTATACGGAGTATCCTTATAGATAGGCATTCCCGTCCAACTCTTGTTGGCAAGAACTTCGGCAATCGGTTTGACGGCACTCGGCACCAAGCCCATAAGTCCGCCATCATTCATCAAGTCAAGAGGCAGGATCTGGCTTACTTGGGCTGCTATCTGCTCCGCCAATTCGGCACCTGTGAAATGCTCTTTGCCGCTCAGTACAGATGTCATCAATTCGCCCATACCGTAGAACGCACGGTATTCGATCGGAAGCGGAAGCGAAACCCAATGATCGCCAGTGCTGAAAAGCAAATTACTTCTGCGAACATACTCTGGCAGATTGTAATAACCGTTCTTCTCATCATCATCGTCATCTCCCCCCAGATACGCAACAACCGCGCCAAGCAGGAACATTGCCGCAGCACCGGTAAGCGCTTTCGCCGGATGCCGTTTAAGCTGCCTGCCGAAGTTCGTCGTACCCTGTATAGCCGCATTCCAGAACACATATCCGCTACGTCCGATCCCCGACATAAACGCCGAAACATTTCCGATGCCGCTCTGACCGTTGGCATGCAAGAACTTGGCGCCACTACCTTTCTTGTTAAAATTCACGCTGATCTCCTTGGCATCATAGATGGCACGGTCGATGGTACGACCCATTTCATGAGAAGTCATAAAAGCCGCAAAACGGGCGCAGTTTTCAACTGCTCTGTTCAACTCATCGAAACGCTCTCCAAGCAATTCCCACGCACGAGCCACCTTCAGTTTGCCGTTGGCTTTCTTCAGTTCTCGCTTGATGTCGTCCTTATGCTGGTCGATGTCTCGGATATTGGCATATCCGGTCTCTCCGCCGTTCATCATAAACAGATGGAACATCTTTTCAACAGGATTGTCCATATCAAGTCTGCCATTGCGGTGCTTTGCCAGAAGAATCTTCATCCTTGCAGGATTAACCTTTGCCACATTCCGGTTGAAACGGAGTGCATAGTTGGGCTTCTCCTTGATCCATACCATAGAATTCGTGTACAGCATATCCCGTACAAAATTCGACACGATGAAATCCGGATTACGTGTGGTGTAAAAAGCACTTAACTGCCTGTTTATCCATTCTCCGGCACGGAGGATTACCCCGATAGACCCCGATATATCATTATCCGGATTAGTCTGTCCGTTCAAAGCCTGTGCCACTCTCGGATTCCCGTTTACCGTAATCACATAATCCCTGCCATTACGTTTTACCACCACCTGATGCTCTCTTAAATCCCGGCTTTCCACCACACGGTACGGAATATTCACGGCATCCTTTCCATGCTTGTACATCATCGGATCCGATTCGGCGAGTTTTCGCATCCGCTCCTCGAAATCCTGCACCTTGCGCTCCACCACTTCGGGGCTGTCGTCGATTTCGATGTTGTCCGGGAATACAGGTATCCATTCATCGGAAACGGCATCATACCGTAACCACAAATCACTCACGCTCACCAGATCGCTCGGGTGGTTCAGCACGAAATTCAAGAACCTCTGTTTCACAAGCCGGTTCCGGTTGCCCTGCATGATCGCACTCTCCGCCATCGACTGCAAGTTGGCAAACGGATCATCCGCCTTTGACACCCGCCCCTCCGCTTTCTTGATCGGAGCATTGAACGCACTTTGCCTGTGTGTAAGGTATGAATAAGCTTCGGCACTCGTCTTTTCGTCAAAGCCACGGAGAGGAATGTAATACCTATACATCGATTTCACATTCTCATAGCTCTCCTTGCCCATCATGCCGCATTCGTAGGACTTGGAAAGGATTGCTTCATTGACCGCATTGACCTTGCTCCACAATGCGGTGGTGTCGTGTCCATTTTCATATTCCTCCACCATAGCCTGCGCTTCGGCTTCCGCATCAGCAACCGATTCCATGCCGGTAAGGTCGGTAAGACCCGCATAATCACGATTGCGGAACTCGTCGATAAAATCCTGCAAACTCTTGCTACTCTTTGGATGCTGTTTCTGATTGTCTGCAAACTCCTTTTGGGCATCACGCTCTGCCATCACCCGGTTGCGTTCCAAACCGTGTTTTGCCATCATATAGTCGGTAAGCTCCTCTCGTCCGGCTTCCCCGTGTGCAATTTGGGCAACCTCATCGAGCATGGGTTTGAACAATAAGTGAGCAAAAGCATCCGCTTCGGCTTTATTCACGCTCGACAGGCGATTCTCACCCAAATAAGCATTTTCAAAACCCGCCACATCTTCTATCAGGGTATTCTTCCCAAGAATGGCGG